AAATGGTTCAAATAATAATTTTTTAACAAATGGATATTATTAATGTATATTATTTATGGGATATTGATTATTTTTTCGGCATATGTTATTTACAACATTTTAAAAGAGATGATACAAGATAAAAAAGAATCATCATAATTTAATGTATTAAATGTTTTGTCGTCATTGTTTTACCTCTTAAGCAAGAAATCTAAAATACCAATTGCAGCAGCAAGCATACAGCCGAATGTTATTGTCATTTTTAACCCTAAGGTATCTAAATCCTTTTTTACTGCTAATTCAAAATGTTTCAAATCTTGTTTAGTAGCCAAGTCATTGCTAATGATTTCATTTATAGCCTCTGCTTGTTCTTCTGCTTGTTCTCTAGTAAAACCAACCTTAATCATTCTGTTGGCATAATTTAATGTGTCAAATGTTTTGGGTGCCATTTTATTACCTTTTTAATAAGAAATCCAAAATACCAATAGCTGCAATAAACATTCCGCCCATTGCTAATATAATTTTTAAATATAAAGATGTTATTTTTGAGTCTAAGTATTCTTTAAAATATTCTTTAGTTACTATTTTGTCGTTTACTATTTCAGCGATAGCGTCTGTTTGAGCCTTTGCTTGTTTTTCAGTAAAACCAGCCTCAATCATTTTTTCGTAATTATGTAACGTGTTGAATGTTATTGTCGTCATTGTTTTTGCATTTATTTTGTAATTTATTCAATCCCAACTTAAGATGTTCAGCCATTTCAGATCTATATATAGACATATTGTGCGGAGCTTCTATAGTTAATCTAACAGAATCATTATTTATACCAACAATAGTTATTTTTATATTGTCCCCTATAGTTATACTTTCACCTATACCCCTAGTCAAAGTTATCATGATTGATTCCTCCGTTAATTTCCAATATATAATCTGCTATTAAAATAGCAGGTGAACCCTTTTACTTTTTATTCGTTATATAAGTGCGCTTTCTCTTCTTCATATGATTAAAAATATCATCCAATGTAAATTCTATTCCATATTCCTTGCCAATTTCAGATAGCTTTTCTATTGCTCCATAAGGAGGGAGTCTAAAACTACTCTCCCATGCCGAAACTGTTGATTGAGTGGCGTTTAATAATTTACCTAATTCTTTTTGTGATAGCTTGGAGGCAATCCTGATTTTTGTTATTTTTTCGTTAATTTTATTTGTCATAATATTATCTGCATTCATTTATTTTCTATATATAAGTACCTATCATTTATAGTGATAATAACATATTTTGAAATAAATACAAATTATAGTTGACAATATCACAATATTAGATATAATCAACATTATGAATTACTGGAATATTAATAACAATAACTGTTAGAGGGCTAAAAATGAACGAAAAAATAGTAACAGTACATGGCATATATAAAGATTATGGATATGAAATACCCGATACGTTTTATGAAGACTGGTGCGAAGATATGTATGCAAAAAGTATTGATTAATGAACGAATAATTAAAATTGATATATTATATATAAAAAATGGGTGTAAAATGAATGATATTATAGTGCAAAAGGCTTCAAATATGGTTACGAATTTTGATTGCATATTAGCCGATATGATGGAATCAATCGAAATACTACAACAGGTTTTCAAATCAACAGAAGATACTAAAGAGGAGGTTTAAAATGATAGATATTACAGAAAAATTTGATCGTACAAAGGGAATTGGTGGTTCTGATATTCCAGTTTTGCTTGGTTTGTCTAAATGGAAAACGCCAGTACAGCTGTATTTAGAAAAAATAGGCAAAATTAAAGAAGATGAACGATTAAAACAAGATAACGTTAACAATCTTCTTAATATGGGGAAAATTCTAGAATCTTATGTTATAGAACAATTTGAAAAAGATACAGGGAAAAAAATAACAAGACAACAAGAACGTATTGTTCACCCTAAATATAATTTCTTATGGGGCACTATAGATGGTATGTGTAATAACTTAGTTTTTGAAGTTAAAACAACATCAACTCTTGTGCGTGCATGGAACGAAGGCATACCACCATACGTAAAGGCGCAGATTGCTTATTATTCTTATTTAACTAATTCGGATGGAGCAAAAATAGTTGTGCTATTTCGTGATACAGGAGAAGTTAAAATCTATAACTACGAAAGGAACATTAAAAATGAGGAGGAAATAATAAAATACGCCTTAGATTTTTGGGACGGAGTTTGTAAAAGAATACCGCCAATGCCTTTTAATTATGCAGATGTTCAATTGCTTTTTAAAGAATCAATAGAAGGTGAAAAAATAATAGCTTCCGATGAAGATATAAATATCATATCAAAAATGATGAAGCTAAAAAATGAAATAAAAGAACGTGAAAACCAATTTGAATCTTTAAAGGCGAATATATGTATAAAGATAGGTAACGCTTCGGCGATAGAAGATTCATTAGGCGAATGTTTGGTGACTTGGAAAGAAAGAGCCACTAATAAACTATCAACGGATATATTAAAAAAAACATATCCAAATATTTACAACGAATGTTTATTAAAAGGAACAGTGAGAATGTTTAATTTAAAAAACAGAGAAGAATACAATACTTTAATGGGAGCATATTAAGATGACAAATAACAACACATTTACAAAAGCAGTAAGAAAAAAAGCTAAGTTAAGATTAGCTTTAACAGGAGTATCAGGATCTGGCAAAACTTATAGCGCGCTAATGCTAGCAAAAGGATTGGGCGGTAAAATTGCTTGTATTGATACCGAATCGTGCAGCGCAAGTTTATATTCTCATCTTATAGACTTTGACGTTTTGGAATTGTCAGCGCCATTTAGCCCAGATAAATATATACACGCCATCACACAAGCAGAAGAGGCAGGATATAACGTATTGATTATTGATTCGTTAAGTGCAGCTTGGGCTGGAAGCGGCGGAGTATTAGAAATGGTGGACGAAATAACTAGATCATCAAAATCTAAAAATAGCTATATGGCGTGGAGCACTGGAAGTAAAGAACAAGAAAAGTTAATACAAAAGATTTTAACTAGCCAAATACATATTATATGTTGTATGCGCTCAAAAACTGCCTATGAATTAATGGATAATGGGCAAGGTAGGAAAACACCAGTTAAAATCGGGCTACAACCAATACAACGTGATAATACTGAGTATGAATTCCAAGTTGTTTTTGATATCTCTAGAGAAAACCATTTCGCCACGGTATCAAAAGATAGGACAGAACTTTTTGGCGATACGCCATTTTTAATAACGGATAAAATAGGAAAGCGTTTAGTTGAATGGCTTGATAATGGTGTGGAAGCTCCTAAGATCATTGTTAGGGATGTGGTAGAGAAAACATTATTAGAAAAAATAAAGTCTTGTGCTTCTTGTGAAGAGCTTAATATTTTATATAAATATAGCTTGCCGTTGATTACTTCAGAGAATGAAAAAAACGATTTAATAAAGCAATGTGCGGTTAAAAAGCAAGAATTATTTAAAAAAGCACCTTTAGATGATAGTTACAGAATGCCTAATGTATCACATATGGCAGGAGTATTACCACAAACATTGTTTAATAGTGAAAACTCTATAGCAGCTTAACAAATATTGTGGTGCGTCGGAATCAACTACAACAACGGCGCACCACTGAACATATCACCTATATATAAAGGAGGAAAATATGAACAATACAATTTTAACTAAAATAAATGACTTTGACAACCGTAATTATAGAAATAAAGCACTTAAATTTAGAACAGCTCAACAGATGATTCATAAATTATTAATGTGCGATAGGTTGGAAAAAATAGAAGTAAAAAGGACAAGATATACCAAACAAGAATTAGCTAATAAACTATCAATAGACTTAGAAGAGTTAATGCCTTTTACTGGAAATATAATAAAATCATCTGTGAGGAAAACAGGAGAAATGGATTTAAGATTAATTAAATTATACCTCAATACAAAATTAGTTGCAAATAATAGTTGATATTATAACAATATGTGCTATAGTGATAATATATCAATAATAAATAGAGGTAATGAAATGAGTGGTGAATATATTATGCCAATAGCAGATCTCATAAATGTAAGAAATGAAATGACCGAAATAATAAAACAAGAAATAAAAATAGACCTCATCCATGAAGATATTAAGAAACTCCTTGAAGGTGTTGGAATTGAATGTACTTGTTTTAAAAATCAAATTGACTATATAACGGGGGTAGTTAAATTTTTAGTTGGATGTGAAGGTTCATCTGGCAAAATCTTAATGTTCGTTAATTATATTAGAAAAATTAAAGAAGAAGTACACATACTTGAATGTTTGCCAGGTTATGACTGCCATCAATATAGGATGAATCAGCCACATTTTTATTGTTTAGTAGATGAAGAATTTTTAAGTAAAAAGGTGGCGTAATGAAAGATATTATAACGGCTATAATGTTTTATATTATGCTTATTGCTGCTGTCATTTCTCTTATTCATGGGGCATTTTATTTGTTTATATTTTTTATGTTTCTTTGTTTTCTTTATTACAATTCGATATTGTCCGAGATTGATTAAACCGTCTATCCTTAGTGAGCAACCAAATGGGTGGGTACAGTTTGTACCTGCCCTTTTGTCGAATGTTATTTATCTTTATATACGTTTTTTCTATGACTAATTTTTAATACTGAAATTTCTAACTTTTCATAATCTAAATAACAAATTAAACGATAATCACCTATTCTATATTTCCAAAATTTAGATAAATCACCTCGCAATTTTTCGCCTAAATGTGTGGGGTTGTTCGATATCATTAATCTTTGTATAAATTTTGATATCCTTATTTGTATTTGGCGATCTAATTTTTTTAAATCCTTTTGAGCATTTAATTCAAATCTAATTGTCCAATTCATTTTTATTAATACCAAGCTTTTTAAGAACATTATCAAAAGAAATATATTCACTATTAATATCATTAAATCTTTCTAATGCAATTAAACCATCTTCTTCATCATCTAAAAATTCTTTTAAAGCTCGTTGTACGTAATAGCTCTTTGTTCTTCCTGTCTTTTCGGAAAGCTCGCAAAGTCTTTTTTCAGTATCTGGTTTTATTCTTACTGCTAACATATTTTAACCTATTAAAATTATTATTGTATCACAAGTATAACATATTGTGGCAATAATTGATAGATCTAGATACACAGTCGGTGACATTTTGTCACCATTTAATTGTAAAAATATCCATTTTATATCCATAAAACCAATTATACTTAATCCATCCCTTTTTTAAATATTATTATTAATCAACAATCTATCCTGTGGATAACTTTAGCCCTTTTTAGCCTGTTTTTGCTAAAATCTGTGGATAAGTCCAAAAACGACAAAAGTTATCCACAGGTAACACCTATTTTTAAAAGTTATCCACAGGTTATCCACATTTTCTGTGGATAACTTTTACCAAAATGCATCAAAAAACACTAAAAAGTACCAAAAAAGGTACGCTAAAAATAAAGTTATCCACAGGCTAAGTCATTGATTTTTGGTTGTTGAGACCATTTTTGTAGGTCAACTAAATGATGTTTTATTTTTATACATAATGGAAATATTGACCTTACTTCTAAAAGTAACTACAATAATATCATTATGAAACCAAAAATTACAGTAATAGACATTGCTAAGTTTATGAATATGACCCCTCAAGCTATTCATACCCAAATAAAAGTAAAAAATATAAAAGCTTATCGTACTCCAAATAAAATAAATTACTTACAACATGAAGAAGCAAGAGAATTGCTTAAAATTAAAGTTAAGCCTTCTGTTATTGCATTCGAATTGGTAAAAGGTGGGGTTGGTAAAACGAGTTTATCTTTTCATTGTGCAGTTAGAGCCAGTCTTTATGGTTTAAGATGCGCAATTATAGACTTAGATCAACAATCAAATTTAACTAGGGCATTTGGAATTAACGAAACAAATACACCTATAATGATAGATGTAATTAAAAAAAATTTATCGTTAAAGGATAACTTAATAAATGTATCAAATGGAATAGATTTATTACCAAGTAGCTTTGAAAATGCTATGTTAAATACTATCCTATTAATAAATAATGCTCCATTGGATATGATATTTAAAGATAAAATTGAACCATTAAAAAATGATTATGATTTAATTTTTATCGATTGCCCACCAGATTTAGGAGCTGCTGTGACAGCTACCGCATTAGCATCGGATTTAATAATAGCACCAATAGAACCAGATAAATTTAGCTTACAGGGATTAGAACTAACTTTGCGAGAGATTAATATAATATCTAAAGAATATAATAAAGAAATACCAGTAAAAACACTTATTAATAAATTTAATAATAAAACAAATCTATCACATCAAACACTTTGTAGTCTTTTGAAAAATGAAAATACTAGTAATTTACTATTAAAAACATTTATTAATAGCAGTCAAGAATTCCCTAATTGTTTTGATAAAGGGATATCAGTATTTGAAACATTTAAGAAATCTACCGCTAAAGAGGATATAGATTTATTAACAAGAGAATTAATAGAAATTTTAAGGATAAGTTAATAATATCTATATGCCAAATATTGATGAATTTAAACATAAAAACAGATTAAGAGCTTGTAATAAAGATATTTTAGAACAGCTTAAATTTGAAAAACCATTCAAAAAAGAAGAAGAAAAACCTGACACAAACCTAACGCAAACCTCGCACAAACCTACTACAAACCTACTACAAACTGACTACAAAGTGGGAACAAACTTGGAACAAAGTGGGAACAAACTTGGAACAAACTTACTACAAGAACCTACCTCAAACCATATTCAAACCCCATCCAAACCTACTTCAAACCCACATCAAGAACCTGTACCAAACCCCATCCAAACCTACTCCAAACTTACTTCAAATTTAATCCAAGAAAACGAAACCCCATTCAAACCTACTCCGCAACCTACTCCACAACTTACTCCAAACCTACTCCAAACCCCATCCAAACCCAATCCAAAAATATCTTTTTCATCTTTGGTTGGCTTACAAAGAAATATTTTACTTACAATATTTTCTTCAAGTAAAACTTCAAGAACAAAAACAACAGAACCATTAACCTTAGAATTTATAAGTAACGAGGCTAAAACCACGAATAAATCTACTAAAACAGCAATACAAAGGTTAATAAAAAAAGGTTTTATGAAGACAGAAGAATATAAAAATGGTCGTGGCGGATGGTGCAAATTTTCTATTCCAGATTTTTTATATCAAGAGCTATTAAATTTAGAAAGTTACTCCAAACTTACTTCAAACCCCATCCAAACCCCATTCAAAGTACCCTCACAACCCCATCCACAACCTACTCCAACCGCTCTTAATAATAATAATAATTATATTAATAATATAACTACTACTACTGAAAGAGATGTAGTTAAGGAAACAGGGGAAGAATACAAAAAAATTGATTTCAGTTTTTTATCTGAAATTGGTTTTGGAATTACACAAATTTCCCAACTCGCCGAATTAAAAATTCTTCCTGATTTAATTCAGGAATCAATAAATCATTTTGCTTTTGGATTGAAACATAACGAAAAAACTAAAGAAATCCCAAATCCTTTGTACAGGCTTATGGGCGTTTTACGCAAAGGTAACGTTTGGACAGAGGATAATTACGAATCAGCACAAGATATTGCTATGCGTGAATACATTGAGCGATTAGAACGTGAAAAAGAACAGCGCAGAGCTAGGTACGAAAGAATATTTGAGTTAAAATACGATGAATGGTTTGAAGAATTGAGCGATGAAGAGTTGAAGAAAATCTTGACAGCTGATGAGTTTAAGTTTGGGAAATATGCAAACGAATCGAAATTAAAGATCTATTTTAGACGAACAAAATGTGAAACAATAAAAACCCACTTCCCATCACCTCTAAACCAACCGAATAACGAACGCTAGTGCCCCATTTTGGCACGATCTCACCCCAACCTAGGCATACGTACCAGTTAGATTTATAAGTGCCTTAAATTCAATCTATTTAGCTCAGCTGTCTACAACCAGTCGACAACCAAAAAAGGTTGACAGTAAAAATTATTTAAATTAATCTTAAATCGCTAGCTGGCTTCGTTCCGTTCAATTGCGCAGCCAGCTAGCTTTAAATCTCCCAACTAGGTTTGTAATCATCCTTTAGCACTGACTCATCAAAATCGTACCCTGCAGCCTTCTTTTCATCAACCATTTCCATTAGCTCAATCTTCAGTATTGCTGCCTTCTCTTCGTTTGTTTCATATCTTCCCTCACGTATTTTTATAAAATGCTTATCGTCAATTATCCAGTCTAAATCAGCTTTAAAGTTTTTCTTACCAGATCCACAAAGAAACGAAGTATTTAATATCTGGTTAAAGAATTTCTTCCATTTTGGCAATGAATCTAACGATTTCATGCAGTTCTTAATAGCTTCAACCCTTGGCGTTGTAGGCTCAAGGTCAACTGTTCTTAACTTGCAGCTTAGTATTTTGTTGTATTCCTCAAGAATTCCCGTATAAAACAAAAAAAAATCCTCCTCCTCCTCCAAAATTTTATTTTTCCAAGTAGCGACGATTTTATTTTTAGAAGGAGGAGGTAAGGAGGAGGAAGTAATATTGTTATTAATATTGTTAATACATATTATACTACTGTCGAATTTGGCAGGGGGTACTGCCAATTTGGCAGGGGTACACATGTCATTTTTGGCATGGGTATCAATTTTATCTTTTTTATCTTTATATCCATTTAAGGATAAAATTGAATAAAAATTCTCACCTCCATTTCTCCTATTTATTTTTAAAACATTATTATCACATAAATATTTTAACGATCTTCTAGTTGATCTTTTACTAAGAGCACAAAGCCTAGATATTTTATCTATTGACGGACAGCATAACCCAGTTTTTGAATTTCTAAATGAACATAAAGACATAAAAACTGCTTGAGCTGTTGCGTTATTTATTTTCTCCATGGTCTCGTTATAAGTAATAGTAAAACTTCGATTTGAATTAGACATGATACGTTTCTCCGTATTATCAAACAGACATAACGACTGCATGAATAGACTGATAACGCATAAAGAATTGGCACACCCAGTGGTGAAAAAAATATCTTCATAATATTTAAATCCTATTCAAACAATCATTATTTGATTAAGTGGGGAAAATAATTGTATTATTTTATCTTAAGAAATGAAAGTCTAAGTTAATCTTTATTTAATATTGTTTTAATGGTATCTTAATTGTTTGTATTGACATTAATTAAAAATTTATTAAAATCACGAAGTAGAATATTTGATTGGAGTTAAGGATATGGAAAATAAAGAAGGATATAAAAAACCTAATGATCGCAATAAACAAACTAATCATGACAATGCAAAGCATATAGGTAACGAACATGCTAAGCATCGTGATAATGGTCGTAAACAAGGAAGGAACGGAGGATCTGAGAGAAAATAATTGTGTTAAATGGATTTAACTACGCGATGCGCTCTTGAGGTTTTTTAATACCTTTTACTTTCCTTGGGAGCGCGTTAAGGATTGATATTTTATGGCTAACAAATTATCCGAAGAACAAAAGTTATTTTGCGATAATTATTTAGTTACAAATGATGCTAGAAAAGCATCTACTGCAGCTGGATATTTAGCGGTTAATTATAGTTTATTATCCAATCCAAGCGTTAAAGATTATCTTAAAACAAAACGGCGACAATTAAATAATTCTATAGGGTTAGATTTTTGGTGGAAGGCTAAAAGATTAGCAACAATTGTAACGTCTGTTGTAGGTAATGGAGAAGATCCAGAAGCCGTAGATTTACAATATGCTAACGTAGCAATTAACGCCATTGCAGAACTTAACAAAATGCAAGGTCATTACTCCCCTGATAAATCAATTGTGGTTAATTTGGAGCAGAACGAGCATTTAAAGCTTGTTAATGAAATGACCTTAGACCTATTGAAAGAAAAGGAAAGAAAGATATTAGAGCTAGAGTAGCTCAAAGTATGTATACCGTGTACACCATAAAAATCAGGTGATGTTTAGGCTTTAAACTCTATTGGTGTACTTGGTGTACTTGGTGTACTTAAAAATGGAGTTATTTAATGGTTAAATGGTCGTGCTCACTTTGTAAAGGTTCGCAAATGGTTGCTAGAAGCGATGGGTTAATGATTAAATGCCCAGCATGTTACGATAGACCAACTCCAAAATTTAATGAATTATACGAAATTTTTAATAAAACATTCAATAAACGAGAAAATATGAAAGACATAAAAAACAAAGAAAATATAAAAAATACTCCTAAAAAAGAAGAAAACAAAAAAGATAAAATCTGCTATGGTGGTTGTAAATTAAAAATAACTCCCGAAGAGTTGGAAGAAATAGAAAGAAAAACTAACGAAAAATTAATAAAGCAACTTAAAGAATTGTCCAGTAAAGAAAAAAATGTAATATCTAAAGAGATTTAAAATTATTAAATGCAATATAATCAAGGATGTGATTTAGACATTGATATCATTACGCAAACAGCAGAGGCTAAGTCTACTTTATTATCGGATTTGATAGCCTTTACTAGGGTATTTTATAAGCTAAGAACGGGACGAGAATTTACAATTCCTCATCCCGTTGGACGCGAATCACACTACAAATTAATTTCTAGAGCTTTGCATTTAGTTTTTTACGGTAAAAGCAACAAGTTAATAATCAACGTTCCTCCACGTCATGGTAAGACAACAATGCTAATGAACTTCATTGCATGGAGTTTAGCACGATACCCAGATAGTAATTTTCTATATGTAAGCTTAAGTCACGAACTCGCATCGCTTGCTACAGCTGAAATACGAAATATCATTACATCTCCTTATTATAAAAGCATTTTTAATGTATCTTTAAGGGACGATTCACAAGCCAAAGATTACTTTGTAACTACAGCGGGTGGTTCGGTTACGGCTATAGGCAGCGGTGGCACGATTACAGGCAGGGGAGCAGGTCTACACGGCGTTGATAGATTTGGTGGCATAATATGTATTGATGACATAATAAAACCATCTGAGGCTGCCTCTGACGTTATAAGAAACGGAATTAATGATTGGTTCTATAATACTCTTTTATCTAGGCGCAACAATGGGAATAAAACACCGATAGTTTTTATAGGACAACGTACACATGAAGATGACCTAGCAGGACATTTATTACAACAAAAGGGATGGGAAAGCGTTATATTACCAGCTATAGATTATTCATCTAATGCTATATGCCCAGAATTAATGAGCTTAAATGAACTTAAGGCATTAAGAGACCTGCAACCTTACGTATTTAATAGTCAATACCAACAAAACCCTACACCTCCTGGAGGTTCTCTTTTCAAAACGGACAACTTCCCAATCTTAGACAAAGAACCTCAAATATTGATGACTTTCCTAACTGTAGATACTGCAGAGACAAGCAAAGAGATAAACGATGCCACCGTATTTAGTTTATGGGGTTTATACAAAATAGAACATTTTAGTAAAGAAACTGAGCTATACGGGTTGCATTGGCTAAATTGTGTTGAAATATTCGTAGAGCCAAAAGATTTGCAGGCTGAGTTTATGCAATTTTATGCAGCCGCGACAAGATTTAAATTACCATCATTTGTATGTATAGAAAAAAAGAGTACAGGAGTTACGCTAGTTAGTGTACTTAACATGATACAAGGATTAAATATAATATCCGTAGATAGAACATCAAAATCTGGTTCAAAGACTGACCGACACATCTCAATGCAGCAATACATAAACAATAAGTTAATTACATTACCATATGGCGCTCCACACGTAAAAATGTGTATTGATCATATGGTGAAAATTAATGCTGCGGGAACGCAGCGCAGAAGCGATATTGCTGATTCTGCCTTCGATGCAATACGTATGGTTTATCAGGATAAAACCGCATTAGGTTTTATAGCTAATACCGCCGATAAACAAGAATATGCTAAGAAGATAATTAGAACGCAAGTAAGCGTTAATAATGATAGGGCTAATATATGGGGATAAAATTACATGGAATTACAAGAAGAGAAAAAAGATACGGTTAAAAAAGTAAGGCGCGGAAGAATAAAAACCGCAGATTTTGTTTCACAATATACGATTGATTGTGTACATATTAAAAGGTTTGATACCGTTAAAGAGGCATCGGAAGAAACGGGAATAAGTGCTAAAGATATAATTAGTAATATTTATGGAAGAATCAAAAACGCTGGTGGTTATAGGTGGGGATATGAAATAGATATTTATGACCCCAAAAAACCCAAAAAACCCAAAAAACCCAAAAAATTAATAAAAAACAGTATAGATTATGATGAGTTAGTAGATGTGCCAGAATATAAAGGATTGTATAAGATAACTAGAGAGGGGAGAGTTTGGAACTGTATGAAAGCAGAATGGGTTGGATCAAGGAGAAGATCACATTTGCATGATTATTATGCGAAGGTTAAGGGATGTATTGGGATAGATAAAAAGGATTTTTTATGCGTTTCTATGCTTAAAGATAAGGAATGGCGTACTTTTGATATACATAGATTAGTGGCTAAAACATTTTTAAAAAATAAGAATAATTATAAATACGTTAATCACATAGATTTTGATAGAACTAATAACAAGATTACTAATTTGGTTTGGTCTCCGAATGTTATAGTAAAACAAAAGAAAGTTAATAATTTATTGGCTAAATAATTTATACAGGAGTAATTAATACATGGAAAAGTTATCATGGTTGCCAGATGAAAATATTGAATTAAAAGATATTGAAGGATATGAGGGATTGTACGGAATAACTAGTGATGGCAGGGTGTGGAGCTATCCAAGAGAGTGGATATCAGGCAATAATATTTTACGTCGACATAATGGTAAATGGTTAAAGAATGGAAGAAGTGAGCATGCAATTAAAAGAGATCCTATAAAAAGAAAACCTGTTGTTTCTTTTCATAAAAATGGTATATCAAAAACTTTTGACGTGCATAGGTTAGTAGCTGATACGTTTTTAAATAATAAACATAATTATCGATATATACATCATATAGACGGGAATTATTTTAATAATAACGTAACAAATTTAGAATTGGTGTATTTTTTTTCTGAAAAATATAAAAAAGTTTCACAATATACAAAAGATAATATATACATAAAAACTTATAACAGTCTTAAAAGCGCAGCTATGGAAAACGGTTTGTATGGTAGCTCTATATGTAATTGTGCTAAAGGTAAAATAAAATCAGCGGGTGGTTGTATATGGAGATATGCAGATTAAGATTTATTATTTAGTTTTTCGATGAAATCTTTTGCGTTACCCTCAGAACCGCAACCGAAGCAATGGAACTTTTGGCTTGCTCTAACAACCATTAATGATGGTGTTTTTTCATCATGAAACGGACACAATCCTAAGTGAAAAGAATTACGATATATGTTTTGTTTCATTTCTTTTAGCTCAACATGCTTTCCTATTATATCAACGATATCTGTTTCTTCTTTCATAGTTTAACCAATCATCTGCTTAATAATATTCCCAAAGCTCCTAAAATTGCACTTCCAAATACTGTACCAATTACCTTAATCCACATTATATCTTTTAGAATTAATGCGATATCATGTTTAGTTGCTAATTCACTATTAATGGTTTCCGCCATTAATTCGGCTTGTCGTTCAGCTTGTTTTGCTGGAACGCCAACTTCTTTTAGACTATTGGAATATCGTAATGTATCAAATGGTATTGTGTGCATATTTATCTCTATCTCTTAAGAAGAAAGTCTAAAATACTTATAGATGCAATGAACATACTACCCATTATCCAAGTAAGTTTATTTAATAAATCTTTTTTTAATTCTTTTAAATCATTCTTAGTGGCTAATTGAATATTTATAGTTTCCGCCATAAGCTCTGCTTGTCCTTCAGCTTGTTCTC